AGGCACAAACGCAAACTTAATATTGACAAAGAAATGCGACCACATACTAATCAGTTTGGTGACACTGAACCAGTAGCGTATTACAAATTAATTAACTAGGAGACAGAAATGAGTAATGATAACAAACCTAACACTGGTGCTTTATTTAAGAATAAAGATAAAACACAAGGTAGTAGTAAACCAGATTTTTCTGGACCATGGGTAGATGAGCGTGGTGATGAAGCTCAAATAGCTTGTTGGCTCAGAACAAGTAAAGCTGGCAATCCTTATATGTATGTTCAAGTAACACCTAAGTATGAAGCAAACCATGAAGTAGCTTCTGCTGAACCTATGCGTGAACCTGTAGCTGCTTCTGTTGAAGATAATTTCTTTGGCGATGAAGGCTGGTCTCCTGAGTAATTATGGCTAAGTCTCAAGTAAAACGTAGAAAGCTAACAGACAAAGCTTTAATTGAAGAACATGGTGCTGTATTAACTGCTGATGATGTAATGCGTATAACAGGTGTTGCATCAAAAGCTACAGCACTTAAACGTATGAACTGTGCTGATGAACACGCTATGCTTGCTAAAAAAGGAGAGCGTGCTGGTTACGAATACTCGCAAGAAAACAAACATCGTATTAGAACTGATTCATTAGTACAGTTTAAAACCAAGTACCGTTATAAGAAATGGATTCAAGAGAATCGACCATTTTATGACGATATGTTTAAGTTAGTTTTAAAAACTATATGATAGAATATAAAACCATCAGGCAGTTCGCAGCTGAATCTGGTTACACGGAGGAAGCTATTCGCACTAAGATAAGCAGAGGTGTGTTTGGAGAGAATGAGGTTTGGGTGCGAGGGCCTGATAACCGAGTATTAATTAGCATACAGGGGTTTAACGAATGGGTAAGAAAAGGACAGGAGTTCGTAAAGGAAGTGCTAACAGCATCATCATCACATTCACCTATCAAGGAAAACAATGTAGACCAAGAATATGGGGTCAGCCCACTGAAGCTAACTTAAAAGCAGCAACAAAATTTAGAGCTAGGGTCTTAGACGCTATAGAAGATGGCACATTTGATTACGCTACAACATTTCCTAAAGACAAACAAAGATTTTTATTTGCTCCTACATCATCAATCAAATTAAAACAATATCTTGCTGAATGGTTTGATGACCATAAATCTATTTATGCTGCTTCTACTTTAAAAAAGAATCAAAACATAATTCAAAATCAGCTAATACCAGCTTTCGGCAAATATCCAATATCTGAGCTTAAATACGTACATATTAAAAAGTGGTTTAAGAAACAGAATATAACTAACAAGACTTTAAAAAACAAATTAACATTATTGAATCAAGCTCTTAATGAAGCTGTAGAAGATGAGCTAATTTTAGTAAACCCTTTGTTTGGAAAACACCCTAAAGGTAGATTAGGCGATTCTAAAGAAGAAGATATAGACCCTTTTTCTTCTACAGAAGTTTCAGAAATACTTAATCACTGTGAAGGACAACAACATAATTTATTTCATTTTGCTTTTTGTACTGGACTTAGAACAAGTGAATATGTTGCTTTGACTTGGAATGACATAGATTGGAAAAATCAAAAAGTTGCAGTTACTAAAGCAAAAACTACTGATGACAAAATAGTTGGTTATACAAAAACAGCAAAAAGTTATAGAAAAGTTAAACTAATAGATGATGTTATAGAAACTTTAAAGGACCAAAAACAATACACTTATCTTGAAGGTAAAGAAATATTTCATAATCCATATACTAACAAACCATGGAAAGGTGATAAACCTATTCGCAATCAATGGACTACAATTTTAAAAAGAGCTGGTGTTACCTACAGATACCCTTATCAAACTAGACACACATTTGCTACACTTGCTGCAACTGTTGGTGAGCCTATAGGATGGATTTCAAATCAAATGGGTCATGTTAGTGCAGCATTTACTTATAAAACCTATGCTGGATGGATAGAAGAAGACGCTCCTGAATCTGGAAATAAATTTGCTAGTATCTTAAAACAAAAACCTACTATAATATCGCCTTTGAAAAAGGTAGATAAATAGAGGTTAATGCAACATTAATGCAACATTCCTTCTACAGACCCTACTAATAAAGGAAGTGACGGGGGTTCAAATCCCTCCACTCCGACCAATTAAACCCCTCTACTAAAGCATTCTTAAATTGGATGTTGCATTATTATATGTCTGAATATGGCTACTTTTGGCTGGTTAATGCAACATTAATGCAACTTTTTATTTAAAGGTTTCTACCAACTGTGGGCCGAACAGTGCCAACATCCAAGAGATAGCTCCAATAGCAAACAACCCTACTAGCATCCATTTCATTTTAAAATCATCTACAATCATTTGAAAACCTATTATTTCATTACCCAATATTCTTACAGATAATTCTAATTTGCCTTCATCATCTTTATTTTTCATTAGCCTACTATCTCCTTACCGTTTACTACAGCTTTACCTTTGACAATCTCAACTACCTGAACAGTAAAGTTTCCGTTCTTCCACCAATCAACAATGCCTACGCAGTGATTCCAGTTGTGGAGTCTTCCTCTTAGCCAAGTATTCTTTTCAGCTCTCATATCTTTAAGACACCCTAGACTCCAAGCTCCTATCCCTCCATCTTGTAAACGAGTCATACTAAAGCGTTGAATATCATGAGTGTGACCGTAAACCAGCGAGCATCCATATCTCTCTAAGTGCATTTTTGAATGAGTAGGACCACAGTAAGCTCCATGGATAAAGCTTAACTTACCAATAGTAAGAACTTCATTGTATGTACGATACTCATATCCTCTCTCATCCCAACGACAAAGATTTCTAAATGTGTATTCTGGTAAGTAAGGATGATAGTTAAATACAAAATCGTCACACCAGAGGTCATGGTTTCCAGCCAGTATATGACGCTCTTTACATCCAACAGAATCTAATACTGCGTCAAACTCGTCAATCATTGCGTTAACTGCTTTAGCTTCTTTGTCTATCTCAGGAAGAACAAACTCTAAAGGTGGCTGTTTTTTCTTTTTATATTTATGACTTGATACAGACTCCCATTCGCCAACGTCACCCAAATTAATAAAACAGCTAGGCTTAACTTCATCTATGATTTTTAAAGCACAATTAACAGCCTTCTTATCTTGCACAGGTGCGTGTTGGTCAGGGATTACTACTGCTCTGCGAACTAGCATAGGCTACCTCCTAGAAGATATTGAAGCTCCAAAATAAAGACCTACAACAGCCATGATTGCGTGACTTAACCATTCAGGAGTAACTACACCTTCTAACTGGATGTATTCAGTAACATCTTTAGTAAAGTCTAAGAACAATAATTTAAAACCTTCTGTACTAACTATAGGCACTTGAGTTGTCTGGCCTAGCAGTGGTGCTGCTATGATAAACATTGCCATAGTCATAAACGAAACTACTAAAAACTTTCTGGTCCAGTTAGCATGAGGTGTACTCCATTCTCTTGCAGCTGAACGTGACAGCTCATTCTCTCTGCCAGCTTCTAAAGCCATCTTCCATTGCTCTGCTTTGTCAGCATTGGCTTGACTCCAGATACGCATAACAGCACCGCCTACTGTGCTGCCTAACATTGTAATAACTTCCATGGGTATTCCAAACATATGTACTCCTTACATTAGTTTAAGTGCTTGTAAAAAACCTATCTCTGTTGCTACAAAAAATGCAAAACCACCGTACAAGAAATATCTTATCTGTGTCAGTATGTTCATAATCTTTTGTATGTTCTTTTTAGTATCATCAATCTCAGAAAAAAGTTTAGAAATCTGCTTTGTATGATGGTTAATTCTTTCTTCCAGTAATCTAACTCTTTCTTCCATAGTTATCCTTAATTTGCTAGTGGGTTATCTAACGCTCTCTGTAACTTTGCGTTTACTCTTTCTTCTACTTCTTTTATNTTTCTGTCTGTGTCTGAATACAGTGAGTCTCTGCGTGCATCAAAACGCTCAGAAGCTTTATCTATAAGTTCAATTAATCCTGACTTTTGTTGTTGCAGCTTTGTCTCTACATCACCAACAATAGTTTCAAGGTGACGCATATCTTGACGAACATCGACCTTTACTTCTTTGACATATTTAATTTGTTCTTCTAGTGATTCTTTTTGATAGCCTATCTCGTCTGAAAATAAGTCAAGCTCTTTACTTACAAAATCCATGTGAGTGTTTACAGTATTCATGTGTTCATTAATA